CCAGATACGATAGAAATCCTAACGCAAGATTTAATATACTTTGGTCCAATGTCCAGACTATTCAGCCAGCTATCTTTGCAAGACTGCCTAGACCTGATGTTAGTCGTAGGTTCAGAGATAATGACCCAATAGGTCGTGTAGCCTCAATGATGCTTGAAAGGGCATTGGAGTTTGAGATTGAACACTACGGGGATTACAAGTCAGCAATGAACAACGCTGTACTCGACCGATTACTCGGTGGTCGAGGGGTAGCTTGGGTGCGTTACGAACCGCATATCGTTGGCGAAGAAGCAGGTATGACGGACACACCTGATGACGGGTTAAGTGTTACTGAAGATAGCGATGAAGCTGAAACTCCTGAAGGTATGGAGAATGAATCACAGGAAAGAATTGAATATGAGTGCTGCCCTGTAGATTATGTTCATTGGCGGGATTTTGGTCATACCATTGCCCGTACATGGGAAGAAGTAACCGCAGTCTGGCGTAGAGTCTATATGTCTCGCCCTGCCCTAGTTGAACGCTTTGGCGAAGAAATGGGCTACAAAATCCCTTTAGACACAAAACCTGACGATTTAAAGCAGTCTTACAAATCAGATGACGGGGTATATGAAGCCGTTATTTATGAGATTTGGGATAAAGAAACAGGCAAGGTTTTATGGATTTCTAAATCACTCGGCAAAATTGTTGATGAAAGAGATGACCCGCTACAGTTAGAAAACTTTTGGCCTTGTCCTAAGCCACTCTATGCAACTCTGACTACAGACAGCCTAGAGCCTATTCCTGATTTTACTATCTACCAAGACCAGGCAAGAGAATTAGATGTTCTGTGTGACCGCATAGACGGCTTGATTAATGCCCTTAAAGTGCGTGGTGTATACGATGCCTCGGCTTCTGAACTACAACGCCTATTCTCTGAAGGCGAAAATAACACCATGATTCCAGTAAGCAACTGGATGGCATTTGCTGAAAAGCAAGGCATGAAAGGTGCTATTGATTTAGTAGACCTAACCCCATTTGCAAGCGCATTGATGTCTTGCTATCAAGCAATGGAACAAGTTAAGGGTCAAATCTATGAATTAATGGGCATTGCTGACATTCAGCGTGGTCAAACTGACCCTGCTGAGACCCTTGGTGCGCAAATCATTAAATCAAACAACGCTGCTGGTCGCTTAAAGACCCAACAACACGCAGTAGTAGACTTTGCAACCTCACTTTTAAGCATTAAAGCGCAAATTATTTGCAATCATTTTACTGATGACACGCTTGTTAAGATTTCTGGTGCAATGCAACTGTCGCCACAAGACCAACAGTACATTCCGCAAGCGATTGCCTTATTAAGAAACGAAGCTAGTAAAAATTTCCGCATTGAAGTCACTTCTGACTCAATGATTTACCAAGATGAACAGCAAGAAAAAGCCGATAGAACCGCATTTTTAGCTGCTGTTGGTCAATTTGTATCTATGGCGCTTCCTACAGCGCAAGCTGCACCTGAAATGACGCCTATGTTGCTAGAAATGTTGAAATTTGGTGTAACTGCCTTTAAAGCAGGCAAGCAATTAGAGGGAATTATTGACCAAACTGCTGATGATATGAAAAAACAATACGAAGCTACTAAAGGTCAACCTAAACAGCCTCCTGTTGAGATTCAAAAAGCCCAAATGGATGCACAAGGCAAAATGCAACAGCTTCAAATGACTGCACAACTTGAACAAGCTAAGTTACAAGGTCAAATGGAACTTGAAAAAGCTAAACAAGAGTACCAGGCGCAAGAAAACCAACTTAAATTCCAATTAGAAGCCCAAAGAAATCAAGCTGACATGGATATGCAAGCTAGAGTAGCCCAAATGAAGATGATGACTGAAAGAAATACTCAAGTTCTTCTTGCCCATATTAATAATGGTGCAAAGATTGAAACAGCCCGTATTTCTGCTGGAGAATCCGATGGCGAACAGGCTTATATGACTGAAGAATCAATGGCACACGCTATGGAACACCCTATGCAACCTATTGCAAATGCTATTGGTCAAGGAAATGAACAAATGGCACAAGCAATTAGCGCATTAGTAGATACCATTAACGCACAACACAATCGCCCTAAAACTGTGGTTAGAGGTCAAGACGGCAAAATCATCGGAGTTCAATAATGGCGATTACAGTCAAACATAGTAAGGTTTCAACGATACCTGACGGTACAGACACATCGGTAGTACGCCCTAGTGATTGGAATGCTGACCATACTCTGACAGGTACTATTCCTGTAGACAATGGCGGCACAGGTGCTTCTACCCTTACTGGTTATGTAAAAGGTAATGGCACGGCAGCAATGACGGCTGCATCAACTATTCCTAATACTGATGTAACTGGCTTGGGAACTGCGTCTACTAAAGATTCTGGCGTAGCTAATGGCGTTGCTAGTCTTGACGGTAGCGGCACAGTACCAATTTCTCAATTACCAGCCGCAGTCTTAGGCGCATTAAGTTATCAAGGAACATGGAATGCCAGCACAAATACCCCTACTCTTACTTCGTCTGTTGGCACTAAGGGTTACTACTATGTTGTATCTGTTGCTGGTAGCACTAATCTTAACGGGATTACAAATTGGGTCGTGGGTGACTGGGCTGTTTACAATGGTACTGCCTGGCAAAAAGTAGACAACACCGATGCGGTAACAAGCGTCAACGGCTATACAGGTACAGTTGTTTTAACTAATACAGACATTAGTGGTTTTGGCACTATGTCTACGCAAAACGCTAATGCCGTAGCAATTACTGGTGGTGCTATTGACGGCACAACGATTGGCGCAACAACTACAAGCACAGGTAAATTTACCACCCTTAATGCTTCTACAAGCCTTACTACACCAATAGTCCAAGCATCAAATTCAAGTGGCTTATCTTTAAAAAACTCCGCAGGAACAACCCAAATTAGCATGGGTGCTGGCGGTGGTGATAATGCGTCAATCAATGTTTCTACCAATATAAACGGTACAAACGCACAAATAGACATTAGCCCTACTGGTACTGGTCATGTCCATATAAACCCTACTGGGGTTAATTCAATTCAAATAAACCCTACTTATGTAGGAACAATGGACAACATAACTATTGGAGCAACAACTCCAAAAGCTATTACAGGAACAACCATAACTGCCACAACATTTAGTGGTTCGGGTGCAAGTCTTACATCAATTCCTAATTCAGCCCTTACAAACTCTGCCATTACCATTAACGGTACAAGCACAAGTCTTGGTGGTTCAATTAGCGTAGGTACAGTTACTTCCGTTACAGGTACAGCCCCAGTAGTTTCTAGCGGTGGTGCTACACCTGCTATATCTATGCCAGCCGCAACTACAAGCGTAAACGGATACCTTACAAGTACCGATTGGACAACTTTTAATAACAAAGGCTCAGGAACGGTTACTAGCGTAGGTGGCACAGGTACAGTAAACGGCATTACTTTGACAGGTACGGTTACCTCTAGCGGTAATTTAACGCTTGGCGGTACATTATCAGGCGTAGACCTTACTACTCAAGTAACAGGCAATTTACCTGTAACCAATCTTGGTAGTGGTACGGGTGCATCATCTTCTACTTATTGGCGTGGCGATGGTACATGGTCAGCAGTAACAGCTTCTTCAGCAAATAATTTGGCTGGCGGTGCATTAGGCTCAATTCCTTACCAACTGCTTTCAGGTACAACTACATTTTTATCTGGTAACGCTACAACCACACCACAGTTTTTAACTTCCATAGGTGCATTAGGTGTAGCTTCTGCACCAATTTACACAAGTTCAACTGGTAGCGGAAATGTAGTATTGGCAACAAGTCCTACATTAGTAACTCCAGCTTTAGGTACGCCTTCTAGTGGAGTTGTAACCAACTTAACTGGTACGGCCTCAATTAATATTAACGGTACTGTAGGTGCTACAACCACTAATACAGGGGCATTTACTACGGTTACTGCTACAAGTTATGTAGGGGTTTCTGGCGGCACATTCTAATGTTTCAAACAGCTTTTCAAGTCAATGCGTTTCAAAATGACGCTTTTCAGATTGTCATTACACCTGTTACACCTACAAAAACTGGTGGGGATGACGCACCTTATACAAAAGAAGAATTAAAGCGACTTAAAGGCATTCAGAAGAAACTACGCCAGGCAGAAGAAAAGCGTATTGCTGCACTCAAAGCTGATGCAGAAAATCGTAAGCAAACTATTGCTGATTTAGTAGACCCAAAACCAGTTGCACAGAAACAACAAAGTAATATACAATCCAATCAAGTAGTTAGCGTTGATATACCGTCAAACCTAGCAAACATTGACCGATACATCGCTAATCTTGTAACGCAACAACAAGACTTGCAAAACGCTGTATTAATAAGGGCTGCAAAACTCAGGTTAGAACAAGAGTTAGCAATCTTAGAAGTTAAGCGCCAAGCAGAATTAGACGATGAGGAAGCACTATTAGCACTCTTACTTTAAACCCGCACACGGAATATAAGAAAGCCTACGAACACCTCCATGCTGGTCGCTTAGACGCTGGATTTAGGTTGTTTGAATATAGATGGCATCCTGAAATTATGGCTAATCAAGCACAGCCATATACACAACCATTAAAAATGCCTGTATGGCGTGGTGAAAGCCTATTAGGGAAAACCATTACTGTTCAAGCAGAACAAGGTTTTGGCGACATTATTCAATACGCACGATTTTTACCCTTTTTAAAAGTAATGGGCGCTAAAAGTGTTGTTTTATTACAACATGGTTCATTACATACATTATTGGGTCAAATGGATTGTGTTGATACATTTACAAATATGCCAGAAGAAGGTATTGCTACAAAATCAGACTATTGGATTGGTATTATTTCTTTGCCTTATTACATAAGCCTAGCCCCTGCTTATGCAAGGTCGTTATTCCCTGTTACATGTAACAAAATTGTAGGGTCAGAAGGTTATTTAGACGCTATTCCTAGCAATATCCCTAAAAAACTAGCAGTAAATTGGTCTACATCAAAAGGGATTTTGCATTATGTACGAACCATGCACCCAGAAACAATGTTGGAATTAGTTGGTGATGACGCTTATTCATTTAACCCCGAAGAAGATAGATTTTGGTCGCCACTTCCTAATGATGGTTGGAAACAAGATTGGAATAAGACTGCAAGCCACTTAAAAGCCTGTAAAGGATTGGTAACAGTTGATACAGGCATAGCCCATTTAGCAGGCGCATTAGGCGTTAAAACCATTGTAATCATGCCTAGAAAAGAGTTTAAATGCTGGCGTTGGAAGCATGGCACTTGGTACAACTCTGTTTGTACGGTTGAAGAAGATGAATTAGACAAAATACCCGAAATCATAAGGAGAATGTAATGCTTTGCCCAAAATGCGGATATTCCGAAGGAAACCATATTGAAGCCCAAAAGACGGATGAGGAGTTCTTTATTGAATGGTGGACTCCTACTATTGGCGAAGAAGCTGCCAAAGCGTCATGGCAAGATAAAGTTGCTATGAAAACTAGAGTAGCCCCTACAGTTATTTCAGATATAGCTGGTCATATATCTATGGCTGATGGTACATGGGTAGATAGCCGTTCTAAACATCGTGAAAACCTAAAACGCAACGGATGTATTGAATTGGGCAACGATGTGCCTATGCAACAAAAAGCACCAGAAATGAGTAGACAGTCACAAGAAACAAGAAAACGCCAAATTGCTGAATTAGCTTACGCCAAATTACGATAACCTATAGGAAACCCCATGTCAGATAACGAACAATTAGACCGTAGAGATTTATTAGAAGCTGCTTTAGAAGCGGCAGAGGAAGGCACTCTTGAAGCACCCATCGAAAAAGACATTGAAGTGGCTGAAAAGGACGACATTTCCGAGGAGTCCATTAAAACTGAAATTAGCCCGCAGGATAACGAAGAAACTGCCGAAGATGCTGAACCTATTGAATTTGAGGGCAAGAATGAGGAGAAGGAGGAGAAAGTAACCCGCCCATCTACCTGGAAGAAAGAATATGTCACCATTTGGGACAAAATGGAAGCTGGCGAACAAATTAGCAAAGAAGATTTTACTAAATTTGCTGAATATGCCAATCAGCGTGAGTCAGAATATAAGAAAGGCGTAAGCACTTATAAAGCTGAAGCTGACAGGGCTAGAGGCTACGAAGAAGCGATTGCACCGTTTATTCCTGAATTGCAAGCGCAGAATATTAGCCCTGCCGCATGGATTAATAACTTAGGTCGGGCGCACATGGTTTTAACTAAAGCCCCATACGAACAAAAAGTCCAAATGTTTCAGCGACTTGCACAAGATTATGGTATACAATTAAATGGTGAAGGTGTTGCGCCTATACAACAAGACGCATATACTCAACAACTGATGAACCAATTAAATCAGGTTAATCAAGAAGTTTCAAACATTAAAGGTCGATTTGCCCAAGAGGAAAATCAACGCTTAATGGGTGAAATTGAAAGAGTAAGAAGTGATGTGGAGAAGTTTCCGCATTTTGATGTGGTAAGGGAAGAAATGGCTCAATTACTTGAGTTAGGGAAAGCCCAAGACCTAGAAACGGCCTACAAGAAAGCCGTGCGTATGAATGACGATGTTTGGGCATTAGAACAAGATAGACTCTTGAAAGAAGCCAGGCAGACGACAATCAAAGCACAGCAAGTAGCGAAGGCTAAGGCTGCTGCGGTTAGTCCTAAGTCCACTACTCCTAGTGGAAAAGTGAGTAATCCAGAAGATAAAAAGGATAGACGGTCATTGATAGCCGAAGGATTAGGCGAAGCAATGAGTCGTAGGGTTTAACTAGCCAATTTTGGCACATTTTTTTAAGGATATATCATGGCATACGCTAACTCAGCTATTACCGATATTATCGCTACCACGATTCAAAGTCGTAGCGGTGAACTCGCAGACAACTTAACACAAAACAACGCAATTCTTCAGCGCTTGCAACAGAAGGGCAATGTACGCCCATTCTCAGGCGGTAATGTAATCTTGGAAGAGATTATGTATGACGATAGCGCCACAAACAACGCTAACTCTTATAGCGGATATGAAGTATTGAACATTGCACCAGATAGCCCTATCTCTGCTGCACAATACAAAATTGCACAGTACGCTGATGCAGTTACCATGTCTGGTCTTGAGATGTTACAAAACTCAAGCAAAGAGGCAATCATTGACTTGTTAGATGGTCGTATGCAAGTTTCTGAAGCCCGCTTGTTAAACCGTATTTCTGGTGACTTGTACGGCAATGGAACTGGTAACGGAGGCAAGAATTTGGATGGTCTAGGCGCTGCTGTTGCAGTTTCTCCTAGCACAGGCACTTACGGTGGTATTAATCGTGCAGTTTGGACTTTCTGGCAGAACCAAATCACTACTGGTGCTACATCTGCAAACATCTTGTCAAAAATGACTGACGCTGCTATCAAACAGATTCGTGGCACAGACAAAGCTGACTTGATTGTTGCTGGTAACACAATGTATTCCTACTATGTAGGCGCATTGCAGTCTATTCAGCGTATTGCTGCTGAAGAGTCAGGCGCTGCTGGTTTTGCTTCCCTCAAGTTCTACGGTGGTGGTACTTCAGCCGATGTGGTATTGGGTGGTGGTTATGGTTCACAAGAAACAGCTACATATATGTATATGTTGAACACTAACTACATCTTCTTGCGTCCTCATAAAGAACGCAACTTTGTACCTATTGGTGGCGAAAGACAGTCTATTAACCAAGACGCAATCGTGAAGTTATACGGTTGGGCTGGTAACTTGACTACCTCTAACAGCTTCCTACAAGGCTTGTTGACAACTTAATAGATGGGGGAAACCCCTATTTATTTTGTTCACTTAATATATAAAGGAAATAATCATGGCATATACCACCCTACCCATCGCAGGTGTAGACCTCGTAGACACACAAACTGCTACAGAATTAGCAGCTAGTGGCACAACAGTACCAACATTTGGCCCTTTGGGCGCACAAACCTTTGCTAACGATGGTTTGCGTTATGTTTTTGCACAGGCAGGTGCAGCTATTACAGCTTCTACAGCTACTTGTTCAGTAAACGCATCAACCTTTGTTGCAACTGGTTCTGCTGGCACTTACTTGTCACCAACAACCGCAATGGCTTCTGGCGATTACGGCTGGTTCAGCAAGGCTTCAGTCTAAAAATTGAAGATGTAGTAAAACTGGGACTCTCTCAAAAGGGGAGTCCCTTTATTTTTTTATAACCCCCTAACCACTTAGGAGTATTAAAAATGGCAATAGAAAGCGATATTCAAGGCGCAGATGCACGATTAGCAGTCCAATTCTATAAAAAAAGTATGAAGCAAGAAGATGCTTCAAACGAGGCAGGTAGACCAATTTTTAAAGAATTTGATTTCGTAAGAATTATGATACCTGGCGATAACTTGACAGAAATTGACACATACGCACAAGATTCACATAAACAGCGTTTTCCCCGTCAATGGGCGCATTATCAGAATCAAGTATCAGACCATTTAGACATTGTTGGCACACCTTTAGACCAATGGCCTCAAGTTACCCGTAGCCAAGCTGAAGAATTGCGTGGGCTTAAATTCCACACAGTAGAGTCTATTGCTGACTGTTCTGACCAACAATTACAGCGTATTGGTATGGTTGCTGGTATGTCACCGCATAATTTCCGCATAAAAGCCAAGGCTTTCTTAAATTTGGCTAATGATTCTGCTGAAGTAGCACAAAGAGAAGCAGAATTGCAAGCACTTAAAGAAGAAAATGCTAAAATTAAGGCTGAAACAGATGCGAAGCTGACAGCCATGCAGGAACAAATGTCAGCGCTACTTGCGGCTGTTGCGGAAAAGACTCCAAAAACACGCAAACCGAAAGTAGTAGAGGCCTAATATGTCCCAAACGATGCTTCAAATGGTGCAACAGACCGCAGCCGAGTTAAACTTGGCTGTACCGTCTTTTGTAGTTGGCAATACATCACAAGATGTGCAACAAATTCTTGCTTTGATGAATGGTGCTGGCTATGACTTGCTAAAAGAATATGATTGGCAAGCACTCCAAGTGCAGTATCGTTTCTACACACAAGCAATAACCGCCAATGCCACAACTGTTAATGGTTCTACTGCATTAACTTTTGAGGCAGGCACAGATTTAAGCGGTGTTACAAGCCAATGGCAATTAACTGGTTATAACATCCCTCAAGACACTTATGTTGTAAGTGCTAATAACACTACTAAAGTAGTAATAATGAGTCAAATGGCTAGTGGTACTGGCGTACAGTCAGTAGTATGTGCCCAAACTGCTTATGACCTTCCTGCTGACTTTGAAACAATTACAAACAGAACCCATTGGGATAAATCTAAGCATTGGGAAATGTTAGGGCCAGAAGATGCACAACAATGGCAATGGCTAAAGTCTGGTTATATTTCTACAGGCCCAAGAGTACGCTGGAGAATATTAGACAATCAATTCCAAATATGGCCTATTATGAATACCCAAGAGTATTTGGGTTGGGAATATAGGTCAAAGGGTTGGGCAAGAAGTGCTGCTGGTGCAGTCAAGAATAGCTTTACTGCTGACTCAGATACTACGGTTTTAGATGACCGTATTATAGTTTTGCTGACCAAAATGAAGTATTGGGGCATTAAAGGCTTTGATACTACGGTTGTTGCACAAGATTATCAACGCTATTTATCCGTTGCTAAAGCTAACGATAAGGGCGCACCTAACCTGTCATTCTCACCACAAGCAAGCAGAGTGTTGATTGGCTACGCTAACATACCAGACACAGGCTATGGTTCATAATGCTATTACAGAGAGCCAAACAAAACACAGCTAAAACTGCTTCTGTGCCATCACCTATTGGTGGTTGGAATGCTAGGGATTCCCTTGCAAACATGAGTCCTACTGACGCAGTACAGTTGGTTAACTGGTTTCCTACCCCTACTGATGTCACTATGCGTAAGGGATATAGCGTATCGTCTATTTTAACTACTTCTACAGGCGTTAAAACCATTAGCAGTATTACTTTTGTAGGCTCAGTAGCGACTTTAACTACTGCCACAGCGCATGGTTTAACTACAGGCGCTTATGTATCTATTTCAGGTACAACCCCAGCAGCTTATAGCGGTGTATTTAAAATTACCGTTACTAGCACTACAACTTTTACTTATTCAATGGCAAGCACTCCTGCCAACAATGCAACTGTAGTAGGCACATATTTAAACCAGGCTACTACCCCTGTAAACACTTTAATGAATTACACCGAAGTAGGAACTTATAAGTTATTTGGGGCAGCAGGCACAGATATTTGGGAAACTAAAGTTAATCCTGCGGTTAAGGTATTTAGCGGTATTACTAGTGATAAACTGCAAGCAGTCAATATTACTAATACTGGTGGCAAATTCCTAGTAGCTTGTAATGGCGTAGACCCCGTAATGATTTATGACGGTACTGCATGGTTTTATGTGGCTACAACTACTACTGCACAAACAATTTCAAGCATTACAAGAGGTGGCACAGGTAATTTAACTGCCACACTTACTACCGCTTCTGCACATGGATTAATAACGGGTAATCGAGTTACTATTTCTGGCGCTACTGAGTCAAATTACAACGGCACTTATGTTGTTACAGTTACTGGGGCAACTACTTTTACCTACACAATGGCTACTGCACCTGCCGCAAATGCAAGTGTTGTAGGAACTTATACAACTATTGGTATAACTGGCGTAAATTCAAATACATTTGTTAATGTTAATTTGTTTAAAAACCGCTTGTATTTCACACAAAAAGACACATTAGCTTGTTGGTATTTGCCAGTAGATTCTATTGGTGGCGCAGCTTCACCCCTTTATTTTGGTGGTATTGCCCGTAACTCTGGCTATTTGCAAGCTATGGGTACATGGACACTTGACGCTGGACAAGGCGCAGATGACTATGCTGTATTTGTAACCTCTATGGGTGAGGTTATTGTTTATAACGGTACAGACCCATCTTCTGCAACAACTTGGGCTTTAAAAGGCGTATGGCAATTAGGGCAAACCTTTAGCCGTAGATGCTTTTTTAAATGGTCAGGCGATTTACTTTTACTGACTCAAGATGGTTTAGTGCCACTTGCTTCTGCACTTCAATCTAGCCGTTTAGACCCTAGAATTAACTTAACAGACAAAATTTATTTTGCAGTAAGTCAAGCAGCAAGTTCATATTACGCTGAATTTGGTTGGCAAATTAATTATTTTGCTGGCGAAAATATGTTGATTTTAAATATTCCCATTCCCAACGGAATAGAGCAATATGTAATGCACACCATTACTAAATCTTGGGCTAGATTTACCAATATTCAAGGTTATTGCTGGGAAGTATCAGGTGATGCAGATATGCACTTTGGAAGCAAGGGATTTGTAGGTATTTTTTACTCAGCTACATCTGACGATGAATCAAACATTACCGCAACTGCACAACAAGCCTATAGCTATTTTGACTCACCAGGACAGTTAAAGCGTTTTACTATGGTAAGACCTATTCTTCAATCTTCAGGTGGTATACCTAGCGTTTTATGCGGTATTAGCGTAGATTTTGACACTCAATCCCAATTAGGCGCTGTTTCATTTAATCCTAGCATTCAGACAGAAAGCGCTTGGGATGCTGCAAAATGGGATGGAAATGTATGGGCTGGTGGTCTTATTACTACTAAGATTTGGCAAGGTGTTTCAGGAATAGGTTATACAGGCTCTGTAAATCTTAACGCAGCAAGCCAAGGTATTGAGTTACATTGGGCTTCAACTGATTATGTTATGGAAGCAGGTGGCGTAGTTTGAGGACAGTTACTACTGAAAATCAAAAGTATATGGGTGATTGGCTGGTTCGTTTAATGAACCATCCTTTACCAGAAGAAACAGTATGTATAGGACAAGAAATAGACGGTAATTTAGTAGCAGTAGTAGGTTATTGTAGTTTTATGCCAAAAGCGTGCCAAATGCACATTGCGGCAGTAGATGAGGTAAATTGGATGAGTCGAGATTTGCTGTGGGCGGCTTTCGATTATCCCTTTAATATTCTTGGAGTTAGCGTTATAATTGGGCAAATATGTGGCAGTAATGAAGATGCCCTAAGATTGAACCGACACCTTGGTTTTAAAGTGATAGCCGAAATCCCTGATGCCCACATGGATGGTGACTTAGTGATTATGGCTATGAGGCGTGAAGATTGTCGATTTCTCGACATCAAATGCCCTTTAAGGACAGCAAGAGGAGAATGACATGGGTGGTGGTGGATTTTTAGGGTTAGGCCCAGCGCCAAGTGCGCCAGCAGCGCCCGATTACAGGGCAGCAGCACAGGAAACTGCACAAGGAAATCTTGATGCGGCTAGAGTTGCTACTGCTGCCAATCGTGTAAATCAAGTAACTCCTTACGGCAATTTAAATTACACACAATCTGGTACAGACCCATACGGCAATCCTACTTGGACAGCAACTACAAGCCTTTCTGATGTTGGTCAACAACTTTTAAACAACCAAAACCAAACTTCTTTAGGTCTTGGTGGAACAATTAATGCCGCTTTAGGTCAAGTACAAAGCACAATGGGTCAAGCATTTAACCCTAATTTGCCTTCTACTGGTATGAATCCTGGGCAGTCTTATCAAGACGCTTATATGCAACGGCTTGCCCCGCAACTTGAACAAAGCCGTGAGTCTAATATTGCACAATTAGCAAATCAAGGTATTGCGCCAGGAACAAAAGCATACGAAAACGCTATGCGCCAACAAGCAATGAGAGAAAACGATTTATTGTTAGGTGCTACTACACAAGGTTTTGGTGTTGGTTCACAAGCTAATCAGCAAGCATTTAACCAAGAAATGACTAAATACAATATGCCACTTAATACATTAAGTGCATTGCGTAGTGGTTCACAAGTACAAAACCCTACTTTTGTAAACTCTGCACAGCAAGCAACAACAGGCGGGGCTGACATTTTAGGTGCAACACAAATGGGTTATAACGCCCAAATGGGTGATTTTAATGCTAAACAAGCAGCACAACAGAATTTGAATAGTGGCCTTATGGGCTTGGGTGGCGCAGCAATGATGGCGTTTTAATGCGTTTAACAGATGAAAAAATAAATTCTTACTTTTACGAACCTAGTATAGGTATATGGGAATCAGAAGAATTTAAAGTTTATGCGTTTCAAGATGGTAAAGCAGTAAGACTAGATATAGAAAGAAAAGACGGCTTAGATGGGATTACATGGGATGAATTACAGCAGATTAAAAACGATTGTGGTTTTTCTGATTGTGATGCAGTTGAGTTCTATCCTTCTAAGTCAGATGTTATTAACACAGGAAATTTGCGACACTTGTATGTATTTTTTGAAAAACTACCTTTGATTAGAAGATTATGAATAACCCATATTTCACTACTGTAGGCTCTTACATGACTCCTGTTAATCCACAGGAACAGCAAGGGTTAATGCCTGTTTTTCAAAACATTGCACAACAACAGCAAAACCAAAATGCTGCGCTTGCACAACAAAATCAGTTGGTAAACCAAGCTGGTCAAACGGGTCAACAGGGTGGCGGCATGAACCCAATGGCTATGGCAATGATGTTGCGTAAAAAAGACCCTAAAAACCCAGATTACAATGGCGGTGCTGGTGATAACACTTATTTTGGTGCTAACAGTAATGGTATGGGTGCTGGTGGTTCTGCTGATTTCAATTCATTAATAGGATTGACATAATTATGGCAAATGAATATAACTTTGGACAAGCTGGCACTATGTCGCCAGAGGACTATGCCCAACAACAAGCATTAACTCGCCAACAACAAATGGCACAGTTGCTTATGCAACAAGGGCAGCAAATGCCACAAGGCCAAATGGTTAGTGGTCGTTATGTGCCATCTTCATTTTTTCAATTATTAAATCCTATAGCTAATATTGCTGCTTCTAAATATGTTGGTGAAAAAGCAGATACTGAAGCTGCTAATTTGGCGCAAAAATTACGCAATAGAGAAATTTCTGATATTGGCAAATACAACCAAATTTTAAAAGGGACACCTAGTAGTTCTACTCAACCAATGTTGGCTGGTAAACCAATGCGTGATGATGAAGGTACATTGTTTCCGCCTATTGTTAATAATGCAACCCCAGGAAACCCTGATGAAGCTAATTTATTTGCTGCAAGTTCTTATAGTCCAGTTTTAAGGGCTATGGGATTAAAACGCATGACAGAAGGCCCTAAATGGGAAAAAGCTGAAATGCCTATGGCTGATGGTAGCGTTAGACATGGTTGGGTTAATTACAATTCTCCAAACCCTAGAGATACTTTTGTTGAGGGTGGTACAAAACCAGCTTACACAGCATTAGAAGGAATGAGATTCCAATATGATACAGGTATGCAACCTCCTGGTGCGCCTGTTCAAGCTGCTCCTGGTAGACCTGTTCAAGCTGGTGCGCCAGCCCAGCAAGCTCCTGTCGCACCTGGTCAAGCACCTGTTCAAGCCACACCTACCGCAGCGTCTATGCCTAATAGACCTGCCGCAGTTCCTATGTCTAATCAAGTTGGAAATCAACCAATTACTGCTACTGGTAATACTGTTCCTGTAAGTGCAATGAATAGGCCTAATATGTCACCTAAAGACTTAAGTGATGCTAATAAATCTATTTACACAAAAAGAGAAGAACAAAGACAAGTTGATTTAGCAGCGCTTCCAGGAGCTATGGAACAAGCGAAAACAGCAATTAAAACTATTGATGACATGATTGGTGATGCTAGATTGAATGACAAAGGTCAAATTGTTTATGAAACTTATGACCCTGTTTCCAAAAAATTCATTAAATCCACTAAAGAACCTCATGGTGGTTTTGAACAATATGTTGGACTTGGAGTTCCTTTTTTAAGCAATATTCATGGAACTGATACAGCTTCATTTAGAACTTTGTATGATTCTCTTAAAGGTCAAGCATTTTTAGAGGCTTTTCAAAGACTCAAAGGCGCTGGTCAAATTACAGAAATTGAAGGTCAAAAAGCTACTGATGCGTTGCTTAAACTTAACAATGCACAATCTGAAAAAGATTTTGTTAAATACGCCCGTGAATTTCAAGAAAATTTACAAAAAGGTATGGATTTGGCTAAAAATAAAGCTGGTGTTTCCAAAGATTATAAAAGTCCTGTAGGTCAACCTGCATTGCGTTGGAATCCTCAAACAAATAGTTGGGTAAATCAATAATGACTATAACGGTTGATATTGTCGGAGTAGGGCCTGTAGAGTTTCCTGACGGAATGTCAAAGGAGGCAATGGAGTCGGCTTTACAAAAACTTCCCGCACCTAACAAAGTGCCACCAACTGCGGTAGTACCATCAAATAAGTCTAATTATGTAACTGGTGATGTGCCATCCGTAGTCGGACAATATGCAAGACCAACAATAAATCAGCCTGAACCTACAACATCTATGATGGATAAGGTTAAGGCTATATACGAAGTTCCAGCTACTATTGCTAGTGGCGTTGTTTCTCAACCTGTATCTATGTTGTATGGCGCTGGTAGAAGTGCCATAGAAGGTGCTATGCAAGGTCAAATGCCTAGCCCAGAAGCTCAAAATGAATACTACAGACAAGCTAGAAGAAAAACTCAATTTGTACCTAGTTCACCTGCTTCAGTTAATGTTTTAGAAAACATTGGTGATGCTTTAGAGGCTTCTAAATTACCCCCTTATATTGGTAAAGTTGGCATTGGTCAAATACCTTCCTTTACTCAAGCTGCTGGCGTTGCAAAACCTTTTGTACAAGAAGCCCTTAGAACTACTATGGAAAGCACCAAGCCAGTTGTTAATACTATGGCTAATGCGTTAAGAGCTACAGATTTTGCACCTAAAGGTATTCTTGCTTCTGCTCCTAGTGCTGAAACTTTAGCTACTCAAGCAACTGATTTATATGCTAAAACTAAAGCCTCTGGTACAGCATTTAATCCTAATTTATTTAGCGAACAAATGGGTAAAATTGGTACTGATTTAAGAGAGCTTGGCTACCATCCTAAGTTGCATCCTGACATCAAAGTTGCCTTACAAGAGCTAAAAGACACTAAAAAACCTAAAGATATGGTGGAATTGCAATCTTTAAGAGAATTTATTGTTAATGCTCAAAACACCGACAACCCTAAACAAAAGATGATTGCAACTGTCTTAAAAGACAAATTTGACGATTACATTGTTAATGCTGGTCCAAACGCTATTATCTCTGGTTCACCTGAAGGTGCTAAAACCTGGCAACAAGCTAGAGATACATACAGCAAATTGCGTAAATCTGAAGTATTTACCGATATGCTTGATAGGTCAGAAATAGACAAAGCTGGTATGGGTGTAGAAAAGTCATTGACTAATCAACTTCGTGCTTTAGCTAAAGACCCCAAGAAAATGCGTTTATTTACTGCCGAAGAGCAAGCTGCTATTACCCAAGCTGCTAAAGGCGGTAATGTTCAAAACATACTAAGTCAGTTTGGTAGATTTGCTCCTACTAGCGCTGTTTCGTCTATTCCATCTATTTTAGCTACTGCTGCAAGCGCACCATTAGGTCTTGCTGCTACTGCTGGAGCAATAGGCTCAAGAATGGCGTCTACAAAAATGAAGCAAAATGAATTAAATAAACTTGCTGCGGTTATGAGGGCTGGTTCAAAATCTCCTAAAAAATCTAAAGGAAAACAAAATGAGTAGAAACGGTAGCGGTATATATAACCTCCCTGCGGGTAATCCCGTAGTAACAGGCACAACTATTACATCTAGTTGGGCTAATACTACTATGCAAAACATAGCTGACGCACTAACTCAATCAGTAGCTTCAGATGGGCAAACACCGATGTCAGGTGCTTTAAACATGGCAACAAACAATATTAATAATGTTGGTACACTAACAGCCTTAACAGGCATTTTTGGCGGGACATACTAAAATGGCACAAACAGGATTTACACCCATCTCAAATTACTATTCAGCTACGGCAACTAATGTGCCTACTGCTGGTAATTTAGTCGCTGGCGAATTAGCTATTAATACTGCTGATGGCAAGTTATTCTATAAAGATTCTAGCGGTGTAGTGCAAACTATTGCCTCTAAAGCTGGAAATATTAATGTTTCTTCATTTAGTGGTGGTACAACTGGTTTAACACCAAATACAGCTACTACAGGTGTTGTAACTCTTGCAGGCACTCTTGCAGCCGCTAATGGTGGTACAGGCTTGACCTCTCCTGGCACTTCAGGCAATGTATTAACATCTAATGGTTCTGCTTGGGTATCTTCTGCTCCCTCGGGCGGTGGATTTAGCGGTGCAACTATTAACGCAGTAGGTTCTTCTGCTATTACCCTTACTAATACTTCTACACAATATCAAGTAACGCAAATTAATAGCGTAGCAAATAGCATTGTTAATTTACCTAACGCAACAACTTTGTCTACAAAAGGTTTTGCACCTTATGTAATTGAAAACAGAAATCCTATAGGAACTAATTTATCTATTAAAGATTCTGCTGGAACAATAGTTGGTTACATTCCTGCTGGAT